CATCATATTTTCTTTTGATAATCTACTCTTATGTGTTTTACAGTGAATGATGTTACCAACGATATCAGTACCATCTTTTTCTTTTTTCTTTGAGAGATAGACAATGGTTGATGCGGCATACTTTAATCCAGAACCACCACCCATTTCTTTTTGTGGGAACATAGAACCAATCACATCATACGTATGATTAGTAATCACAAGAGGTACTTTTGCCTTACCGAGTTTCAATGTTAATACTCTAAATGCAGCCTTAACAATTTGACTTCGTGTCATATCTCTTGTTTCTTTACCATCAGCAGTGTCTTCGATTTCTTTTGTTGTTGATAACATACCTAAAGAATCTAGTACCATAAACAATGGTTTTCTTTTGGATTCATCTAACTCTAAATAAGAATCTAATACTCTGAGTGACTGTGTTCGAAACTCTTGTACTGTCGTTACAGGTAAGATTGCAATACGTTTTGAATCAATACCACGACTTTCAATTAAATCTTTTGTCAATGCACTTTCTGATTCAAAGTACACAACATTTGCATCTGGATTATTGTCTAAGAAACTTTTCACCATTCCTAGAACAAAGAATGTTTTACCAGTAGCACTTTCACCTGCGATTGCAGTAATCTTATTTGCAGGTAGTCCACCTTTCAGTGAACCAGATATCAGTCCGTTAAAGATATACGAACCCGTATCAATGAAACTTGCAACATCACCTGCTTCAACACCCTCATCTACGATGGATGCAAACTCATTGCCTGTTTCTTTAATTATTTGTTTCAAAAAGTCCATTATTTTTCACCTCCGTTTGTTCGAATAATAATGTAATAATAGTTGTTATTATAACACATTTCTTTTAATTTGTCAAGTTCTTTTTCTTCGATATAAGTAGCACTTCTACCAAAATCTGTAATTACATTGACATAATAATTAGTCATACTCTTGTCTTAATGTATCATCTGCAGGTATAAAACGAAAAGGAATAGCTCTCCATTTCTCTATATCTTCACCTTCTAATCGTAAATTTTTATCTTCAGGTACATAGTTTGTTGGTGGATTTATATATGCATCTGTTGATACTTTGTTCCAGACGACAGGAAATATTTCATCCACTTCATGTTCTGCCCATAATTGTTTGACTTTGGCAAGACACATCTCTCTATTGTATTCAACCTTACGTTGATAATCCCAATACTCTTGGAGATCGAAGTATTCTTTTTCTGATATAGGCATAGTCATATTTATTTTAATTCCCAAGTATCATAAGTGTCTTTGTTTAATTCAACACCAATATATTTTCTATTCATCTCTTTTGCAACTTTAGGTATACCACCTGTACCAGCAAATGGATCAACAACTAAATCATTTTCTTTAGTAAGAAACTCAATTGATAATTTTATAAACTCTGGTGGAAAAACATAGAATGTATTTTTTGTTTTCATTGTATAGTCCAAAACGTTTCGCATCCAATCACCAGTTCTTTTAATTGTACCTTTCTTTGTAAAGATACAGAAATGAAAATATGGAAAGATAAACTGATCTTTGTAATCATTAGGCATTGGTCGTTTTAAAACAATCTTATAATCTTTCATTACATAATCTCTGCCTAACATTTTGTTGATTAACATTGTATGTTTAGAATGAACAGAACCATTCATCTTTCTATCTGTTTGACATAGACCTACAAATCCAGTATCTTTTGTAATACGTGTAAATTGATTTAAACAATCATCAACAAACTTTTCGTATTGATCTAAGTTTTTATCCATACCTAAGTCATTGGAATCAGGTATGCCAGTAAAGACTAATTGAGCTGTGTCATCCTCTATCTTTGGTAATACATTGAAACAGTCATCGTTTATCCACAGGTTTTCCATTAAAAAAACTCCTCTAATGTTTGTTTTCTGGTATACTTAAAATAATCATAGTCTTTGTCTTCACTGAAACACCATACGTTTTCAATGTAGATATCATTCATAAATTCTTTTTGTTTCTCTTTGTCAATGTTCTTAGGTCGTTGCATAATTCTCATACCAATTTGACCACGAAACTTATTTGGTATTCGATCAATTAAATTGTCACTTGTATAATATCTTTTACCTTTGACTTTTGGATCCATAATATTAATTAAAGTATGTTTACTTCTTTCAATACAATTCAATGATACTGGCACAAAGAAATTATCTTGCCATTTATGATATTCATTAAACTTATGCCATGATTGATCTTCTTCATGTTCACCACCTTTGTTATATTCTTCCGTAGAGAAATATGGTGGTGATGTAAATGAACAATCAATATTATCAATTTCATTCCATGGTATATTTTCTGCACCACTACGATAGATAGTCACTTTCTTTTCACCATCCATGATAAACATATCTTTCTGTTCTTGTATTTTTGGATTACCATTACCTAAAATCTTTTCATATTCAATACACTGTTTCTTATAAACTTCAAACGTATTTGGATTTGGATCACAACCAATATATTCTTTTGCATTACTTGAATAGAAACCTGCAAGTCGATCACCCCAACCACAACTTGTATCTAATACTCTTTTCGCATCAGTCATTTCATAGATTGCTTTTGCAACAACTGGTTTAAATTGTGTTGCAATATAAGTACCAAGACGTATTGCACCAAGATAGTTTGATGGTTCTAATGTTCGACTTGAAATACCACGCCACATAGCACCAATAATACCCCATATATCTTTTGCAGTACCTTTTTCCCACACTTCAGCAGGACCCTCAAAACTATAACATGGACATCTTAATCGCAGTTGTTCATGGAAATAATTTGAACAAAGATTATAGGTACTAGCACAATCAATTAAACCAAGACCATATTGATCAAAGTTATGTTTATAATCATCATACTTTTCAAATACTTTCTTTTCTATCTTATCTCTAGGTGTTAAATTTGTAGTTGTATCAAATGATTTTAATTTAAGAAAGTTATCAATCATTCTTTCTCTTGTATAGTTTTTAAATGGAAATGGTGGTCGATGTGTTGCAATATATTCTGCTAAGTCTAATCGAAATTGTTCTTTACCTAATTGTTCAGTAACAGATTCAAACTGTTCATTATTCATAATAGGCAGTTTATCTTCGTTTAGATATGGTGTAAAATCAAACATTAAGCAAAGAAACTTTCTATTGTATTCATACCACTGGCATCAACTTGCCAATTAATTGCATCTAAAATAAATCGTAATGGTTCAAAGAATGACTTTTGAAATTGTGTTTCATAATCAATCAATGCATGAAAGTTAAATTGTGGTGGTAACTTTGTCATAAAAGAAATCACATTTGTTTGATGTGTATTTGGTTTTCTTAATAGAACATATTTAATCTTATCACCTTCATTAATATAAGTAAATCTTGTTTGTAATTTCTTTTCTTTTAGAATATGATTATAAATTAATGCACCTTTCACATGCATTGGTGTTGACTTACGAAAGATAGAATTAGGATCTGAATACTTTTTCAAACCTTTGACTGATCTTGGAAATGCAATCTGTTCTGGTGATAGATGTTCAAACTCTGTTCGAAAGTCATTGATAAAATCTCTCAGTTCTTGTTCCGATTGTGTCATAATAATTTTCAATGCATCTTTAATTTTAGAACGACACACCATTGGAGTAGAAGACTTAACTGCTTCGATACCCATCATCTTTAATTGTGGTTCTGCAAATTGAACACCTTCACTATTATGAACATGAAGAATATATCTTTTCTTGGCAGTCCAAATACCTTTGTCTGCGATGACTTCTCTTTTCATCTGCATCTTTTGATCATAGGCGTTCATGTAAACTGCAAGTTCTTCATAACACTTATCAATATATGGTTCAATCTTTTCTTCACAAAACTTATCTAACGCACCAACAACTTTTGTTTTATCTAAATTACTACCAATCTTATTGACTAGACCAGACATATTAATATAGATTGAATCTGTATCAGAAGCAATAATGTAATCTTGTTCTTTTGTTTTTAAAAGTTTGTTAAGATATTCATTCATCTTTTTTTCAATCCAACGAATAGATAATTGACCAGATGTAGTAATTGCTTCTGCCATTCGATGATCATAATGTCTAAAGTATTGGTTACCTATCGCACCATAAGCTGAGTTTAACGAAATCTTTTTTGAGAATTGAATGATATGATATTTGGCAATGTCATCTAATAACTTTTTATTCTTTGTTTGTTCATACTCTTGTTTTGCCTGAATCATCATTTTCTTGTACTTTACACGATCATCATATTCTTTTTGAATAATTTCAGGTAGAAAACCTTGTTTGTCTGTTTGATACATCGTACCATTTGCCGCAACGGCAATATCATTATCTTTCAGTTTAGTTAGATTGTATTTCTTTTCTAAAAGTTTATCGATACTTAAATCATTTTTTGCATTAACAATTGTTTCTGGTGAAATATTATATTGCATAATTAAGTGTGGATATAGAGAGTTCAAGTCAAACGACACGACCCATTCATGTAAACCAACTTGAGGATCTTTTACATAGGCACCAACTAAATCTTGTGAATCTCTATCTCTTTTTAGTGGTACACAAATATTCTTTTTTCTTAGATAGTTATAGATCAAACAATCCCACGTTCTTACTTGTGAAAAGATGTCTTCATAATTTACTTTGGCATTATAGGCCATGGTGATACACAATTCAATTAATTTGAGTTTCTGTTCTAGTCGATCAACAAGTTCAACGTCTTGGATATTATAGTCAACAAAAGATTGATAATCATTGGTATACCATTCTTTAAATGTTTCATATGGGTTATCATCTTTCTTTTCACCAAGTTCAACTTCTGCAATATGATCTAGTTTAAAACTTTCATGGTTCTTTACAGTCAGTTTCTTATACAAGTCCATATAATCCAACTGTGATACACCTAGAATATTAAAACGTGAATGTGTTCTACCCATGATATTTAAATCATCACTACGAACAATACCCCATGGTGATAATCGTTTTACATCACGTTCACTCATTGTATTGATGATACGATTACAAATGTATGCCATATCAAACAGTTTACTATTCCAACCAGTGATAATGTCTGGACAGTTTTGTTGCCAGAATGATAAGAAATCAGACAACATATGTTTTTCAGATGAACAACGAATAAACTCTACATACGATTTGTCTGTTTTAAAATCATTAGTACCCCATACAACAATTTTACCATTGTTATGATTTTTGATTGTGATACAAAGAACTTCTTCCGATGCATCGTTTGGATCTGGAAAACCATTCTCACATGCAACCTCAATATCAATTGTAAAGATTTTAATTTTCTTTAGATCATAATCTATATCATTAGGATAGTAATCAGAAATATATTGATAGTTGAAACGTTCCATACCAAAGGCAAAACCCTCATGACCTTCGTATCGTTGAATAAACTCTTTTGCATCTTTGATTGATTTAAACTTTTTAGGGATTAGATATTTACCATCTAGTGATGTATATTTTGTTTTATCTTTGTATTGATGATACATTGTAGGTTGAAAATATACTCGATCATCAAATGATTTACCACCTTGTACACCACGTATTAGAATTTCATTACCATATTGTATAACGTTTGTATAAAAATCGTTCAAGGTATTTTTACTTCCAATCCATCATGTTCATCAAATAAAATAAGTTGACATGCCAATCTACTTTGTTTGTCATCATAATTTTCTACGTAATCTAAAACTGCCTGTTCAATATCGTCTTCATCTTTTGGTGTCACTTTATCTATCCATTCTTCTTTGACATGAACATGACAAGTACCACAAATAGAACCACCACCACAAATCGCTTCAATGCCAGGTATCTGTTCGTTCTTTGAATGAAATCTTGCAGCTTCCATGACAGAGGTGTCTTCTGGTACTTCTACTGTTTCAATAAGATTATTGTTTTTGTCTTTGAATGTCACTTTAGGCATAATAAAATACTATTATATCATACATTGATATAAAAGTCAATCTTTAAGTATCGTTATTGTCTTCTTTTTCAATATAGTCTGATAGAACAAATCGTCTATTTGGATTTACTGCCACTCGAAAGCGTGTCAATAAGTCACGGTTGACAAGTATGGTACTTTTTGCATCTTGGTCTGTCAAACCAAAAGGCACATTTGGATAAACTCTATTGTTAAACTTAACATCTAATTCTATAATAGGTCTTTCTTCTTTCATAGTGATGTGTTCTGGATTACTTACACCAATAATTTTGTTGGTAAATTTTTTACCTTTGTATGACCATGATACATTTTTACCATTGATATTCATCTTATCAACAGCAAACATCGATGCCTTGGTGCCATTACCTGTATCAAACTTTGCACGAATAGGACCAATCCCATCTATTTCAATTCTTTCTAAGTATCCACTTTCAATTTGAAATGATGGTTTTCTTCGATTAGGTTTCTGAATATATTGTATAATATTTTTCATAATACCTTTGTTATTCATTTTTTCTGTAGGTTTACCTGTTTTAATATTGTAACCCATATAGTTAGAACCAAATCCTGGTGAACCATTACATTCTAATATCATAATCTCATCATTGACAACGATGTGGTCAACACCAACAAGTGTTGTGCCGACAGCACGTGATGCTAAAATAACTTGTTCTTTTTCTTTGTCTGATAACTTATATGGTTCTGTTGTAGCACCCATATGTCGATTAGAACGAAAGTCATCTTTAGGTCGTATTCTTTTTGTTGAACCTACTATCTTTCCGTCTAAAACAAGTGTACGAACATCAAAATCAAATTTCATAAATTCTTGGATAATTAACTGTGCATCATACTTCCATAATGATTGTATCACAGAAACCATTGATTCAAAATCTTTAACAATAGATACACCGATACCTTGTGTACCAGTCATTGTTTTAATGATAACAGGAAATTGACCGCCAATTCGTTTGTGGGCATCTGGAATACTTTTAACGTTTGATACAATTGATGTTCTAGGTACAGGAATATTGTTTCTTTCAAATGCAAGATAAGATGACATCTTGTTATTACAAGTTAACATACCATCTCTGTCGTTAATCATAAACGCACCTGCACGTTCAAACGATGATAATAAGGCAAGTCCAACTTCCGTTTCTACGGAACCTGCACGTGTGAAAACTACTGTACGTGAAATATCAAATTCCACATCTGTGCCTTCACCATCTACATTGGAAACTTTCAGTGTTTGATTATCTAAATCTGTTTCAGCAACCCAAGCTTCTTTGATTGATATAAGATGACATTCAATTTTTAATTCATCACAAACACTTTTGAGAATATTACCAAAGACAACAGGATTCTTTGTAATCTTATTTGTTAAGATTGCTACCTGTATATTGGTAACTTCTTCTTTTGCTTCTGCAATAAATTCGTTAAACTTGGGTACTTTCATTTGATTGCTCGTCTTCTTTTTTCTTTCCTATGTTATACTTTGGTTCTAAATTCCA